CGATGCCCAGATAGGGCAGGAACCCCCAGACGGGGAGACATAGCAGCACCGACATCTGCCTCCGGGTGTTGGTTGGGCGAAGGAGTGTACAACTGAATATGGACAGCGAACTCGATCACGACGAGGAAACCGGTCGCAACCCCCTGCGAGACAGGATGAAGCAGCTGGAATCCGAGAACGCTGAACTGAAGGCCAGAGCCGAAGAGGCTTCCGCCGCAGCCCGAGAGTTGGCTTTTGTGAAGGCCGGAGTTGATCCGAACCTTCCAGTCGCCAAATACTTTATGAAGGGTTACGACGGGGAACTCACCGCCGAGGCAATCAGGGAAGCAGCCATCGAGGCCCAAATCGTCCGAGACACGCAGAAAGAGCAGGTTGCTCAGGAAGCGGGCGCATGGAACCGGTCTAACGAGGCCGCAGCAGGCGCATCAGACGAACCAGAAATGGATTGGGTGACCCGCATCAACCAGGCTAAATCCAGCCAAGAAGTTGAAGCGTTGCTGTCCCAAGCACGAAACGCCCAGCCCTGACATAACAAGTCGGGGCACCAACCCTTTGGAGAACCCCAATGGCTTACACCCAGACCTCATCCCTCTCCGTCGACCAGGCGGCATTTGATCGGCTCGCGTACTTCGCGCTCCGGTCGGAGCTTCTGTTCGACGCCGCCGCCGACGTGATGCCGACCCAGCAGGCCATGCCTGGCTCGTCGGTCACCTTCACGATCTTCAACGATCTTTCGGCTGCGACCTCCACCCTCACCGAGGACACCGATGTCACGCCGGTCGCCATGAGCGACTCGCAGGTCACCGTGACCCTCGCTGAGTACGGCAACGCCGTCCTCACCACCGCCAAGCTCCGTGGAACCTCGTTCCTCGATGTCGACACCGTTGCCGCCAACGTCGTTGGCTACAACGCCGGCATCTCCATCGACAGCGTCGTCCGCGACGTCCTGTCGGGCGGCTCCAACGTCGTGTACGGCGGCGGCGGCTCCACCGACCCCACCTCACGCACCACCGTTGCCGCTGAGGACACCATCGAAGCCAACGATGTCCGCAAGGTCACCGCCCAGCTTCGTGGCGCCAACGTCCCCACCTTCAACGGCCTGTACATGGGCTTCATCCACCCCGACGTGTCCTACGACCTCCGGTCCGAGACGGGCGCTGCGGCGTGGCGTGACCCGCACGTCTACGTCGACACCGACATGATCTACAACGGAGAAATCGGTGCCTTCGAAGGTGTGCGTTTCATCGAGACGCCCCGCGCCAAGGTGTTCGAGGACGCCTCCGACGGCTCCGGTTCCGCCGGCAACGTCGACGTGTACTGCACGCACATCATGGGCCGACAGGCTCTCGCCAAGGCCCACTCCATCGTCGATGGCAACGGCCCCCTCCCCCAGATCGTCCGCGGCCCCATCGTGGACAGCCTTGAGCGATTTCAGCCCGTGGGCTGGTACTGGCTAGGCGGATACGGGCGCTTCAGGGAGGCGTCGCTCCGTCGCATCGAGTCTTCGTCCTCGATCGGCGCCAACAGCTGATTCCAGCTCCTCTAGCATTAGCCCCCGGTTTCGGCCGGGGGCTTTTGCCGTTCTAGGTAGGTGATTGCCGCTCGGAGTGTTTCAGGGTTGTCGTTCATTAGCCCGATGCCTCGGTTGCAGGCGTTGCAGAGCAACCCTCGGATCGCTCCGGTGTTGTGGTCGTGGTCTACGGCAAGGTTGCGTGGTTTGCCGCTTTGCGGGTGTATCTCAGTTTCGGCTTTCCCGCATACCGCGCAGACACCTTCTTGCTCGGCTTCGATGCGCTGGTATTCCTTTAGCGTGATTCCGAACGTCCACAGCAACTGCTTGTTGCGGTACACCTCGGGATTCTTGGCACGGCTCCGTCTCTGAGACTCTTTTATTTTCTCAGGGTTGTCTGCCCGATATTTGGTGACTCTTGCCAGCACGCAGGTTTTGCAGTGCCCATGCCTGCCGTCCTTCCGCTTGCTGTCCCGGTGGAACTGGTCGAGCGGTTTCTGTTCCCCACACTTGCTACACTGCTTCACGTCAACTCCTTGCGTTGGCCGGCCCCCAGACGTTGTGAGCGTCGTGGGGGCATTTACGTTGTTGGGTTGAGCATAGCGTGCTGGTGTATAATGCGTGTACCATTCGCCTACCGTGAGGTTTATCGATGAGCATTTCTAACTACGCTGAGAACAAGTTGCTGGACACGATCCGTAACCAGTCGTTTGCTGTTTCGACGGCGTATCTTGCGTTGCACACTGGTGATCCTGGTGAGGATGGTACGGCGAATACGGCGTCTGAGACGACTCGTCAGTCGTTGACGTGGTCGGCTGCGTCGGGTGGTTCGATGGCGACTTCGGCTACTGCGGAGTGGACGAATGTGGCGGCGACTGAGACGTACAGTCATTGGTCGTTGTGGGATGCTGCTACGTCGGGGAACTGTTTGTGGACTGGTGCCCTGTCGGCTTCGGCGTCGGTGGTGGCTGGCGACACGTTCCAGGTTACTTCGCTTACTTTGTCGCTTGACTGATTGGGGGTAGCGGATGGCTGTCCGCAATGCGACCCTAATTGATTTCACGTCGGCGTTTGTTGACGGCCCCGGTTTTTATCGTGGTGTCGTTGTTGCTGTAGCGACTGGTTCTGGCACGGGTTCGGAGTCTGGTTCTGGTGTGCATGTTCATGTGCGTACTGGTTCTGAGTCTGGGTCTGGGTCGAGTTCGCTTACGGAGCTGCATAAGCATTTGCGGTCGGCTTCGGGGTCGGGTGCTGCTGGCACGTCGACGACGTTGTCTGGTATCAAGCAGGGTCGTTCTGCGACGGGTTCGGGTGTTGGTTCGTCGAACAATGCGATTGTTCATAAGCATTTGCGTACTTCGTTTGGTGTTGGTGGTGCAGACACGTTTGATAATGCTGTCGGGTTGCATATTCATCCGAGGACGGTGTCTAACAGTGGGACGGGGTCTGCGACGGTCACCGATTTGCATACCCATCTGCGGTCTGCGTCGGGTTCGGGTGCTGGTTCTGAGGTGTCGGTGTCGGTCCGGTATCCGGTGTTCCGTCCGCCGACAGATAATCAGGTTGATTTGACGGGTTCCGATTTCTTTGGGATTGACATGATTCCTGCGAACAAACTTGTGTACTCGTTGTATCGCCACTATCAGCCGGGTCCGCGTGGCCGGAACGTGTGGAAGTTGAAGGATGGTTCGTTTACGGAGAATCAGCCGATGGAGGAAAGTTTGATTGACCGGGTGTATTACGGCGGTCATAATCATGTGCTGTTCGAGGACGGCGAGAAAGCCGATCTGGTTGCCGCCGGTTACGGCGCCTATGTGACGTAGACTGTTCGTGCTAGCATGTTGCTGTGAAACTTTGCAGCGCGTGCTCCGGCCCAGTTGAGCAATCAAGAAAGAAGCAACGGTATTGCCGCTCATGCCACAACTCGTACATGGTCGAGTGGAGGAAGACCAATCCTCTCAACAAGGACCAGAAGCGCAAAGCTATTGCGAGGTCATACGCTGGGGTTTATCTCCGTCGCGGAAAGTTGCAGAAATTGCCGTGCAGAGATTGCTTATCGCCCGATTCGCAAATGCACCATTCCGACTATGACAAGCCGCTTGAAGTGGTTTGGCTTTGCCGCGATTGCCACATGAAGGAGCATTGCAAAACGTGAAACATCGTGAGGTTCATCCTGAGCTGGATGTGGAGGGCTGTTTCGGGTGTCGTGTCGCCCATGTCGGTTTCTCTGCTGCCGCTATGCCGTCCCGCAAGATTGTTGCGAACGATATTGATGCTACGGAGCGTCGCTGGTCGAAAGATATGGATGCGTATAAGCGGTTGAGGCGTGACGGTTTGCAGCCTGCTCATGTGGATGGTGCCGCGAAGATTGAGCGGGAAGCGACGGATCGTTCGCAGGTGGAGACTGGCATTCTGTGATGTTGGCCCCGTACAGTGTTCGCGGGTTGGGTGCTGAACATATTGGTTATGGGGCGATGACTGAACGTCTGTGTGACGTGTTGACGGATCGTGTCGAGTTGCGTGATGACGCTGAAGCTGTCGTGTTCGGGTTGATGCCGAACATGGTGAAAGGCTGGTGGAAAGGTCAACGGACGGCGTGTTTCACGATGTGGGAAACGGATTGTCCGCCACCGTTGTTTCGTCGTCTGTTGCCGGCGTTTGACATGGTGTTGGCTCCGTCGACGTTTGTTGCCGATCTGTTTGATGGCATGGGGAAAGATTTGGCGGTTGTCGGGCTGGGTGTTGATTCGTCGGTGTGGAAACCTGGTGTGATTCCTGATGGCCGGTTCACGTTTATTACTGGTGGTTCGTCGTGGCCGCGTAAAGGTATCCAGCAGGTGATTGATGCGTTTCATGCGGCGAATCTGCCGGACAGTCGTCTGATTGTGAAGATGCCGGATTGGGTTGCGGAGGATGCCGGGGTGACTGATGCGGGTCCGAACGTGGAGTTGTTGCGGGTTCGGATGTCTGTTGCGGATGAGGTCGAGTTGTATCGGTCTGCGGATTGTTTTGTGTCGGGGTCGAGGGGTGAGGGGTTTGGGATGATTCCGTTGCAGAATGTTGCTGTCGGGAACATTGTGATCGCACCGGATCATACGGGTCACGCCGATTTTGCTGATTTGTTTGATTGGCGTTTGTCGTGGCGTAAGGAGCCTGCGGAGATGCGGAAGTGGCCGGATTCAGGTAACTGGTTTGTTCCTGATACGGATGAGATGATTGATGCGATGCGTGCCGCTTACGATGTGGGCCGGTTGTCTCATGCGTCTCGGATGAAGAAGTGGCGGCGTGTGAAACGGTGGTCGTGGGAGGCGTCTGCTGACCGGCTGTTGGAGGTGTTTCCTGCTGGCGGGTTGGTGTCGGACAGGGTGTGGCATGAGTTGTCTTCTCCGGTGCAGGTGCGGGCGTTGAAGCCGGTGTATGCCGATATTGGGGTTCATAGGATTCGTGCGGAGAAAGGCGCGTTGTTGAATGTGCCGGCGTCGACGGTGGCGCAGTTGGTGGAGTCTGGGCTGGTGGTGGAAGTGTGATTGGGGTTGGTGTAGTAAACTGGCGGGATGGCTGTCTATCAGGGTAAGAATGTCGAGTTGAATAAGCCTCGACGTATCCGTAAGGGTGAGCCGGGGTATGGTCGCAAGAAGTCTGTCGTGTTTGTGAACGATGGTGGGAAGACGAAGCGGGTCATGTTTGGTGATCCGAACATGAAGATCAAGAAGCAAGACCCTGGCCGTCGTGCGAATTTTCGTGCCCGCCACAACTGTGATAGCCCTGGTCCGAAGACGAAGGCACGGTATTGGAGCTGTAAAGCATGGTGAGCAAGAAAGCGTTTTGGGATAAGCCGAATCCGAAGAAGAAGTCGAAGGGTTTGTCGGAGGCTCAGAAGCGGGCTGCGAAGGCGCGTGCGAAGCGTGCCGGTCGCCCGTACCCGAATCTTGTGGATAACTCTTGGGCTTCGAGGCGCTGATGCCGGGGATGAAGAAGACGATGGGGGAGTACAAGCGGGGGACGCTCCGTTCTTCGTCTGGTCGTAAGGTAAAATCTAGGAAGCAGGCCATCGCTATCGGTCTGTCTCAGCAACGGAAACGGAAGAAGCGGTGACATGGCTCATTACGGCGGCGTGTACATGAAGAAGAAGAAGGGCGGCAAGAAGTCTGCCCAGTCGAACGGTCCCGGTTCGTGGTCGTTCGGTCCTGCCCTGTCGCTCAATGAGGCGAAGAAGCCGAAGAAGTGACTACAGCCGGTCAACTTATTGACCGCGTCAACAGCGAACTGCTGGCGGGGACGGTCGAGGAACGCAACAAGCTTGCGTCGTCGGTCAACGCCTCTGATACGTCGTTCACGTTCACTTACGATCTGGGGCCGTTGCGTGAGAACACGGTGTTTCAGGTTGGCACCGAACTGTTGTATGTGTGGGAAGTGAACTCGACTGCGAAGACGGCGACGGTGGAGCGGGGTTATGCCGGGTCAACAGCAGGTTCGCATTCGTCTGGTGACATTGTTACTTACAATCCTCGGTTCCCACGCCACATGGTGTTGAACCAGTTGAACGCCGAACTTGGTGATTTGTCGTCCCCAATGAACGGCCTGTTCCAAATCAAGACGTTGGATGTGTCGTACAACGGGTCGGATCGTATGGTGAATCTGACTGGGGTCACCGACATGATTGACCTGTATGACGTGCGGTACCGGTATTTGAACGACGACTATCCGATTGTTCGTAACGTCCGTCTGTTGCGTGACATGCCGCTCACCGATTTTGCGTCAGGGTTTGTGTTGGCGTTTGATTCTCCGGTGAGGGCCGGTTCGGTTCGGGTGCTGTACAAAGCTGCGTATGATTTGTTTACTGCCGAGTCGGACACGGTTGCGGATGCTGGTGGCACTTCCACGTTGGATGACTTGTTGTCGTTGGGTGCCCAGATCAGGGTGATGGCGGGCCGTGAGGTGAAACGTAATTTCACGGAGTCGCAGGGTGACACTCGACGGGCGGAAGAGGTGCCGGCTGGTGCGGTTGGTGGAAGCATTCTGAATTTGCAGAGGCTTCGTCGTGACCGTATTCAGGCTGAGGCTGCACGTTTGAACCGTCAGTATCCGATTCGTATACGGAAGTAGGCGTCGATGACGCTGATCGATTACACCACCGCGTATCCGGGCGGTCCCACGTTTTTTACGGGTACGTCTGCGCCGTCTGATTTGGTGCCGGATGTTTTTCCGGTGGCGTTGAATGGTCGTCCGTACATGCTGGATTTGGCGTCTGGCAGGTTTGCCCGTGCGTTTGAGGCCCGTCTGAGGGATTCTGCTGACGATTCAAACATTCCTGGTGAGGCGGCGATCAACCCGCAGGGGTTGTGGCGTCGTTCGCAAACGTCGTGGCATAAGGGCACGAACCAGCAGTACGGTGACACGGCGGAGGGTATCGACACCCGGTTTTATGATTCGAAGAATGTTGATCCGTGGACTCGCGGTCAACTGTCGTTGTTGCCTACGACGGATGAGGTGTTGTCGTCGGCGTCCACGAATTTGCAGATGGTTGTTGCCGGCGGGTATGTCTATGTTGCTGACGGGGATCAGTTGAAGCGTTCGTCGGATTTGTCGTCGTGGACTGATATTACGAGTGGGCCTGCGGCGCAGATCACGTCGTTGGCTACGGACGGGTACAACGTGTTTGTCGGGTATTCGTCGAGCGGTATTTATCGGACGTATACGGCGGTGACGACGTTGGCGGCGTACATCAACGGTTCTGAGACGTATGAGAACATGGCGTATGTGAAGGGTCGTTTGATGGCGTCCCACGATAACGAGTTGCATAACTTTACGCAGGATGTCACTACGTCGCATTCGCATACGTCTGGTGTGATTTCGGATCATCCGAACGACCAGTTTGTGTACACCGGTTTCGCTGAAGGCACCGCCCACATCTATACGGGCGGTCATGCTGGGGAAACGTCGCTGATTTACCGTATCGACATCAAGGATGATGGGACGGCGTTGGATGTTCCGATTCAGGCTGGTGCTTTGCCTATCGGTGAAGAAATTTACTCGATGTTCGGGTATCTCGGCTATGTGATGATTGGCACGAACAACGGTGTCCGGGTTGCTACGTCGGATGCGAACGGTGATCTGTTGATCGGTCCGACGTTGGAAACCCCGAACCCGGTCAGGTGTTTCACTGCTGACGGACGGTTTGTCTGGTACGGGTTGACGAATTTTGATGGTACGTCGGGCGGGTTGGGTCGTATCGATCTGTCGGAGCTGGTGGGTGTGAACGAGCCTGCTTACGCCTCGGATTTGATGACTGATGACACTGACGATGTGCGGTCTGTTGTGACGTTCAACGGGAAACGCCTGTTTTCGGTGTCTGGTGGCGGCGTGTATCACGAATCGGATGATTTGGCGGCGTCAGGGTTTGTTGATGTTGGGACGTGGCGGTGGGGTATCCCTGACCGCAAGTTCGCAGCGTTTTTTGATATGCGTACGGAGCCGTTGAATGGCACGTTGCAGTTCTCCCATAATCTTGACAACGCAGGTTTCCAAGATTTAGCGGCGTTTGATCGGGCTGGTGCGACCGAGAACATTTTGGATGGTCCGTCAACAGCGTTTGGTGAGGGCCGGTTCAGGATTGGTTTCACCCGTGACACATCGGATAGCACGTTGGGGCCGGTGTTGACTCGTTGGCAGGTGCGTGCTGTTCCTGCCCCGCGTCGTTCCGAACTGTTTTCTGTGCCGTTGTTGTTGCATGAACGGCTGCGTTTACGGGACCGCGAGTTCCAGATGGATGTCAACCTAGAGCTGTTCTTTATCAGGGATTTGGTGAAGGATGCTAGAATTGTGACGTACCAGGAAGGTGCGGAAACCTACAAGGTGATTGTTGAGAATGTAGAATGGTCGCCGGTAGATACAACTGATGCGGACGGGACGTTCAACGGGACTTGTGTTGTGACGTTGCGGTCGCTTGTAGCGTAAGGGTCGGGAATGGCGAAAACTCGTAGGGCATATACTGGGGGCGCAGCCTCGACGACTACTTCGTCTGTCATTGCGGCGTCTGGCACTACGTCGTTTACGATCACGGCGTATACGGGTTGGCCTTACGGTTCGGACCCGTTTTTTGTGGTGGTGGAGCCTGGTACGGCGAACGAAGAGAAAATTCTTGTTACCCGTACCGGTTCGACTGATACGACGATCAATGTGTATGCGACTCCGTCGGTTGCTGCGAATCGTGGTGCGGATGGTACGTCGTCGGTTGCTCACAGTTCTGGTGTGACGGTGTTCCCGGTGTTTACGGCGTTGGATGCTGATGAGGCGAACGAGTTGACTTCGGCGTTTGGGTCGAAGGGTGATCTTGTTTCGTATGGCAGTTCGACGTTTGAGACGTTGGGTGTCGGTTCGGATGATGCCGTGTTGATTGCTGATTCTGGTGAGGCGTCGGGTTTGAAGTGGGGTTCGGTTGATACGGCCCAGTTGGCTGATGATGCTGTGACGACGGCGAAGATTGATGATGGCGCTGTTGATACGGCTCAGTTGGCTGCGGATGCTGTGACGAGTCCGAAGATTTCGTTGGCGTATGCGGATTCTTCGGCTCGGACGACGGCGTTGCCTTCGCCTGCTGAGGGTGATTTGTCGTATTTGTCGGATACTGACACGTTGGAGGTGTACGACGGTTCCGCATGGGCCGCAGTCGGCGGCGGTGGCGGGCTGGTGTTTATCAGTCGCACAACGATTGGTACGGCGGTGTCGTCGGTCACCGTG